CCGCCTGTTATTCCAAAACGAAAACTTCTGTTATTTCGTAATTGGAAAAGCCCTTTTTCCCCTCTGAATAATCAAGGGCGTATTCATAATTGCCGTCAATCGCTTCAAAGACATCCATTATCAAATTCGCATAATCTTTATAGCGACCGTTCATCTTGATCTCCATATCGGGTTTTTCTTGAACAAGCGATCGTAACATTTCATTTGCGATGTGAATTTGAAAACCCATTGTTACGACCTGGTTCATAAAGATCAAGCAACCTTTATAATCGCCCGAAATAACTTTGAACCATGCTGTCATCATAGGATCACCCGCTTTTGAGGTAATAAGTTCAAGTTTATTAACCTCTACTTCATAAGTACCATGCGGAACTTCGCGGAAATTTGCGCCGTTTTCGGCGGCTTCGTTTACGTCATTTGCAAGGGCATCCGCATCAATCGCCTTGTCAAATTTATCCCAATTATATTCTGCCATTTTTTGTTACCCCTTTCTTTTATACCCGTTTTACGGGCGTTAATATATTTTTTGTAAGTTCAAAAGACTGTTCAACCGTGAAGCCTACGCCTGTAAAGGCATCGTATATGGCTTTTGCACCCTGCGCGGTTTCTTGTGCCGCCTTTGTCGGATCGACTTTTGGTTTAGGCGATGTCCAGTTCATGCCGCTTGTTTTTGCACCCTGTGCCGCTTCCATTTTTGCGGCTTGAATAAGCAGTTCCAAAAATTCATTCATCGTTTGTTCTCCTTTTCCTTGTCCGAACGGGGGCTTTATTTTCGCCGTTTGTTTCTGCGGGAACTTCGGCGGGTTTTGCCGTTTCGGTTTTTTCTTCGGCGGGTTTCGTTTCCGTGCTTTCGGGTTCTTCTCTTTGCTCATTTTTCGTTACCTCTGCACCCTGCGCTTCATTCTGCGGCGTTTCATCGGCGGGGGTCTGCTTCTTACCTCTCGAACGCGATCGGCTCTCTACGGGCTTGTTTTGGGGTTTATTCGGCGATGTGTTTTTTGCATCCTCGTAAACCTTAATAAATTCCTCATAGTCAAGCGGTATTTCATTTACATTTGTTCTTAACCGACCGCCGCCAAAAATGACTTCGTTTGTCTTGAATGACAAGGTATGCACATCGTCATCCGCAATAACCCGCGCCACAATGTCAACCATTCCCGCTACTTTGTTTGATACTTTTTCTTGCAAATTCGGCGCAATCGCGGTTATTTTGTCTTTGCCTTTTAGGGTTATGTCCTTTGAAGTGTCAACGTGGGATATAAGGATTATGTTTTCATAATCCAAATCCATAAGCCGCTTCAACGTGGAAAGAAATTCAACCCTTACCTTATCCCAAGCGCGAAAACTGTCATCGCTTTCGTGGGAAATCCCCATTTGATCGTACATATAGATGCGGCAAGCCTGGTATAAATCTTCAAGCAAATCAACAATGATAGTCTTGAACTCGTTTTGCTTCTTTTCCAGTTCCTCAACAACATCCTTGAAAACTTTCCAAGCAAGCGTTTTTTTCGTAATGCGCCCCTCAACCTTAATTTCATCCTTAATCGGTATGAATGGGGCATCCACGAATTTAATGTTTCCGTCTGTGTTCAGCATAAGGGGATCGTTGAAGCTGTTCGCAAACGTGGTTTTGCCGCTAAATGGCGCACCGTAAAGCCATACGGTTTTTTTGTCCACAACCTCTATGTTGCGGCGTTCGTTTTTTGGTAATAACATATAATCATTTCCTTTCTCGCAAAATTCTTGATATTCACACCAATTACACAAATAACTTGTATTTTTGGGGAATTCAACGGTTTCAAGTGTTCTTTTTATCCCAAGCGTGAATTCGATCACCTTTGAATAATCGTAATCTATTGGGATTATTTTGGGTTCTAATTTGTTCAATTCCGCTTGAACGCGATCGCGGTATTCGTGTAAACTTTCCCGCTTTCCCTGCCTTATTTTGACTTTTGGAACAAACAAATAATTCAAGCTGTTTATTCGCCTTTCGGGATGTATCAGTTCATAGAAATACTTGTAAATGTGTAACTGCGGGGATTTTTTATACTTGTCTGTGTTATTGCTATACTTGAAATCGTATAGATCAAACTCATTCGGCGTTTCTGTCGGTACAAGTAAATCAATGAAGCCTATAAAATCCCCGTTTGAAATCTCAATTTCATATTCGCCGCCGTGCGGAATAAGTAATTTGGCTTTTGAAATTAAGTTTTCAAGTTTCATTGCTTCGGTAACGTGTGCATCCGTAATAATCGGGTATGCGTTGTAATACTGTTGAACTGCGGCTTCAACGCCTTTTTCAAGTCCTGTGTGTAACGCTGTTCCTAAAACAAGCGCGTTATCTGCGTTATCGGGCGGCAAGGTTAATATTCGGTCAATGTAACGCATTTTGTACTTGAATAAGCACATTTCAGCCTGTTCAACTCTGCTATGTGAAAATTGCAATTTAACACCCCCTTTACTATTTCTTTGAAGTTCTCAAACCCATCGGGATAGAGAACGATCCCAATCCCGCGCCCTTTGTTAATCCGTGCTGTGTTTATGCGTTGCAATTCGGATAATCGCCCGTTTGTTGCTTTCAACTCTACGGCAATAAATACACCGTTTATATTGATAATCAGATCGGGTATTCCGCTTTGCTGTAACCCGCCGCCCCACACCTTGAAATACCAACCGCTTATTTCAGCTTTCATTTTATTACAAGGCGTACCCGCCACATAAACCCCTAAACTTTCAAGGAACTTTTTAACCTTGTTTTCAAATTGTTTTTCTGTCATTTCCGTTTACCCCCCCCCCTGGATATAAGCCCGTTATCGTGGGCGTGTTGTGTGTTTTCCGATGCGGTCATCCATTCAAGCTGTGAAGCCCTGCAATCGTGCTTTTTACCTTTCTTATGGTTCACAATCGGCTTGTTATCGGGGTTAGGTATAAAGGCATTGGCTACCAAAATATGAACCCTGCAATTAACCCCGTTTAGCTTCACCCGTAAATAACCTCGCCCATCGTCATAGGCTTTTAGCATATAGCCGCGATCCGTGTTATAGATGCGCCCCATTGTGCTAACCTCATAATTCGGGTAGTCTGTGATTTGTTTCCATCGCTCTTTTGCCATTCATAACTACCCCCCCCTATACCAAATCAATTTTTACATAGGCTTTCTTTGAAGTGGTTTTTTGACAAGCGGCGGCAATATCGGGATAATCCTTTTTAATTTTTGTGGTATCAACCGATGTAGCACTTGAAGCGGCGTAATAAGTTATTTTGATTAACTCATTTTCAAATTTGTTAATTCCCGCCTTTTCCATTGCGTTTTTCAATTCCTCGCGCATCTTGTCTTTCAACTCGTCAAGGGCTTTTGCCTGTTTCGTAATTTCGCAAATTTGCGTTATTACTGCGGCGTGTTCATTCTTAAACACTTCCAGGGCTTCACCAGTAAAAACCGCTTCGCCGCACTTTTGCGGGTTTTCCCCGCACATTTCATCGCAACCGTGCAACCGTTCAAAACATTCTTGACAACAACCATCGAATTTTCCCAACGGACAAGTATTTTTGCATTTAATCATTTCGTTTTACCTCACCTTTCATAGATTTAATAAAGTCTTTTCCTGTTTTGTGGAACAACCACACTAACAACGGGATCAACGGAATAAACATTTCGCCGCCTATTGCGTTATAACCACGTTCTAAATTTGCTAAATGGAATATGTACGGCGTAATCCCCAAGCAAAAACCCGTAAATATCCAAAACAAAACTTTTTTCATTCGTTCACACCCCTTTCAATAAATAATTCATCGCTGTACTGTTTCCGCAAACCCAACATTGGTAATATTTCTGTTTCTTCAATGCTGTTTTTGCAAATCAAGAAGTAATAAAAGCACGGTCTTTTTTGTCCTATGCGGTGTATGCGTTTTTTCGACTGTTCAAATAATTCAGCTTCATCCGTAAGAGTGAAATAAATAACCTTGTTAGCAAGCTGTAAATTCAAACCCATCGCCCCTGCTTTGAACTGAACAAAAGTAATTGAATTTTCGTCTTGTTCGTGAGCGGTCAAATCCTTTAAGTTTCCGTTTACTTCTGAAATTGGTTTTTCAAGTTCTGCCGCAATCCTCTTTAATTCGTGAAGTTCAGCGTTGAAGTTGTAAAAAACAACTAACCGATCGTTTGTGCTTTCGCATAATGCGCGGAAATGGTTTAATTTTTCAGCGTTATAATGTCCGCATAGCATCCTTGAATAAATGCGTTTTGATAACGTGGTATCGCCGATCAATTCCTCATCTCCGATCTTGATATAGTGGTTCTTTTGAAATCGCTTGTACTCTCGCGTTACCCCAATCTTAATTTCAATAATGTTTTGATCGGGTAAGTCAAACACTTCATCCGACTTCATAAATACCGCGCCGTGTTTCCTCATTTTGGCTTTTAATCGTTCAACATTTTTGTATGGGGTTTCTTTGTCAACGATTTTAAGCGGGAAGCCCTCAACATCGATCGTTGTCCAGTTTACATACTGTTGGTTATAAACTTTTTGCGTAATACTCCAACCCGATAAGTTAAGTTGCGACCACAAATTTTCATATTTCCCCGCTGTTGGCGTTCCCGACAATAAAATCACGTTTTGCGGTTTCAGCTTCAAAATGAACTTTGTTCGCTTTGCTTTTTCATTTTGTATAAGGGAACTTTCATCCAAAATTAAAGTAAAGTCTTTAAGATTTAGAAAATCAGCCCTGCGGAAAATTAGATCATAATTTATAACACCAAATCCCCACGTTAAAAACCATTCTCTAAAATGCTCTTTGTCCGTCAAATCGTATGCTTTGAAATTCAACACTTTTTCAAAATGTTCAATCCAATCTTGAATTTTAGCTTTTTGACAAACAACCAACGTATATTTCGCATCAAGCTGTTTAGCTTTTTCCGCACCTACAAAAGTTTTACCAAGCCCCATATCAAGGTAATAAGCTACACGGTTACGATCCGCCGTATCGTCAAGGGCTTTTTGTTGAAAAGGGTATAATTCAACGGGCATCCGTTCCACCACCTTTCACACGCTAAATTTCACCTTTTATATAAAGTTCAAGTTTTCGCGGTGAAATGTGATAGCTGTACTTATCGCCGCTAACCTTAACTGCCATACCGAACGGCGCGATCCCTCGCTGTAATGCTACCCGCACAAACTCTTTTGACTTGCCAAGCATTTTAGCGGCATCCTCAATCGAAATATTTTTGAACGGTTCAATTTTCGGAAAATTCGATATTGTTTGCGGTTCTGTTTTGCCTGTCAAAAATTCAATAGTTACTTCAAGCGCATCCGCTAATTTGCGGACAATATCATCCCTGGGGGTAACTTTGCCGTTAAGGTATTGACTGATCCCCGATTTAGCAATCCCCGTTACTTTGGAAAGTTGCGTTTGTGTCATTTCGCGTTTGTGCATAGCCTGTTTCAAATTTTCGCTAAACATTTTCATTGCTCCTTTCATTTTTAAGAGTATCTAATTAAGATACTTCTTCGGTAAAAAAAATTTGCTCAATCTCATAAGCGGCTAATTCATACCGCTTTTTAATTTTCAGAATTTCACTTTGCGTAAATTCTGCATTTTGCCATCCGTTGATTTTCGCCGACAAGCGGGAAACGGACAACCCGATCGCTTCGGCTAACGTGTTTAGGGTATCACCGAATAACTTAACTTTGCTCATAAACATATTTTTATTCAAATCCTCACCCCCCTTAACATTCAATCGCGCCTGTGATATTGTCGATGGCTTGCTCTAATCCTTCAACCGCAAATTCTAAACAGTCAACGGCTTCATTTGCCTTTTCCCCACGCTCTGAATTTATTAAATTTTCGGGCATATTATCTCTGTATTCTTCTTCCTCTGATTTTACATCCTCAATTTGATTTTGCAAATCTTCAAGAGAAGCTAACAGGGAATTAA